ATATTATTTGCATTTAGAATAAATTTAGTATATTTGCATTGGAAACGGTGCGCCAATTCCACCCGTACAACATCGATTTGCGGTACGCATGAGACCGATAGTTGGTTGGGTAAGACCATAATATCCAATGCTCGATTTGTACAAAAAAAAGACAATTTTATTTGTCTTTTTTTTATAGGAAACCTCTTAATTTGGTTAGATATTTACCACTTTGAATCTCTTTGACAGAGATGTATTGTGTTTTTCCACGTTTATTAATAACCAATAAGTCCCCGTAGTATTTTTTCCTCTTAACTTGCTCTATTGCATCACGTAAAACACCCAGATTTGCATTTTCTAATTTTAGGACAATTGTATCCGCTTGTTTAAAACCCTTTATCAATTCTCCAGAAATAGTATTAGAATTGGTTGAAATACAATACTTAAAATCACATATTCTCCATCTTTTATTATATCTAATAATAGCATCTGCAGATGAAATAGTATTAGACTCTGGGAGAAAACAAACAGGAATTTTAAAATCATTTAGATTATTTGCCATTTGCATTGTTTTTGCCCAGGTGCTTGCCTTCCATCCTCTATGTTCTTTATACGCAGTTGTCCGTATACCATTGCAATCATTTAAAAGGACACATCTTTTATCGTTTATTATTTCTTCAAATATACGATTCTGTTTTTTTACACCCTTAATTTTTCTTACATATTCAATTAACACATACGAGAATGGCTCAAGGATAACATTTAACCTGTTTTCATTTGAGGTCCTAGCTTTTATTATTTTCTCCTAAATCTCATCAGAAATACCAATTAATTCATTTTCCTCTGGATAACTATATTGGTAAGACTTAATCCTTTTTGAAGAATTATTAGAATTATAAGTAGACAATAATTTCTCATTATCCTTAAGAAAATACGGCAGAGTCCCACGTTCTTTGGCCTCCGATATTCGACTTTCATTCTTCTGCATCCATTGGGAGAATTCTTCAGGAATATTACGTATCTCATCCTCGCACTTAACTCCATCGCGAGGATCCTTCCCATCAATAATATTCTCTGTCATTTGGTCCACTTCCTCGGGACTTGCCAGAACCGGTACCATATGGCAACGGCAATTAGGGTGCCAACCTGTCCACTTGAAGTCTTTTGGGTATCTTCCCTTCAGGGCATCGCATATATCAAGAACAGGATGATTGTTGGAGAGCTTAATTTCTACGCCAACAACAAAATCAAGATTTTGCCAACGGTCATAATCTGCAGTCCTATACGCAAGATTGGTTTCAGTTCGAGCGAGCCTCTGAGCATTCCTCGCACTTGAACGATACACACCTCTGCCAGGACTATACTGACTAGGCTTATCGTCTACCCATGAATATAGGCCTGTTGTTTTATCGAACACTCGGCGTTTCCACTTAAGCCCATAAATAGGTTTCCCGTTTTCATCCTCTCCCACCTTGTATCTGAATCTTCTGTAATACCTATCAGGATCATTGAGATATTGTTTTACTTTGGCGGCTAGTTTCGCGTATGGTGTCCCCTCTCCTAAGGCAAGATCTAGAGTATCTTCCAATTCTTCTTTGAATCTTCCTGTATATTTCCACACCCTCTGAGAGAGATTAAGTCCGCCGTCGGCACTCTTACGAGCAAAGAAGGCATCCATTGATGCTTTGTTGCGTACAAAATATCTTGCATAATGGTTATCCTCAATAGATTCTGGACCGAACACTGCCTTTACTAGGTTGTCGGTGTGTTTATTACTATTCAGCCATTCTCGTTCTATGCCCCCTCGGATAGTCTGATAGATCCTACTATACATATTCCTAAAGATTGGCTGAACATCATCTGTATAACCATATTCAGAGAAACTGAAGGGTTTGTCTTCTTCAAGTTCCGTTCTCTTAACTAGTTCAATAATCTCATTGAAAGCAGACAGGTAATGTTTACGCACGGAGGCAGCATAACCTTCCGTGCGATTAAACAATTCCTTCTGAAGTTTATCATAATCCAACTTAGCCATGTTACTTTATCTTTTCTGCCGTCACTCTACGAACTTCAAATACATCCGGGAGATTATCAACGTATTCAATATTCCCTTCATCAACATATTCAATGCTCTGTATGCTATGATTTCGTTCTTCACAAACAGCAAGAGCATCATCAAATTCAAAATAGGGATCCAGAGAGTCAAAGCACTGTTTCTCTGTATCCCATATCATATAAAACACTTCCTTTTGACGTTTCATTACTCCGCAGCGCCAAAAGCATCTTGCATTGTTTGAGCCTTGATAAGTTCTTGTTGCTGTTCGAAGGCTTCAGCGTTCTCTGCCTGAATCTGTTCGTATTCCTTCTTCGCGTTCTTAACCAGATAACTAAGCTCTAGAGTTGTCTGAAGACTAAGAGCCCCTGCTCCATGCTGTTTAAGCACATCATTAAGCATATCTGAGACGTCCTCTCCAAAAGGTGATTGAAACTCATGATCTAGAATCAGTTTCTCATACTGAACATTATTCCGGTAGTCAAGCACATTGCCCATAATAGCTTTCATCAGGCTAGCATGACGATTCATATATTCATCATGGGTTTCTTTCCGTTTTTCGGCCTTAATTGTAGCCAGAAGAAATACTTTCTGAATAGCCTTTGCGCTCATATTTCCAAATGCCTTCGTATTCTCAAAGGAGATATCAGGAGTAAAGGACTTGGATAGAATATTCTTTTCCAGACGTGTATATTCGTCTTGCTTGCTTTGGCTCGCTTGGTTCCAGGTTAGGTATTCAATCTTACCACCATTTTTCAGGATATAAAGTTTAGCTTCCTCCTCCTGCTTTGGCAGATTGTTCAGCACTTCTGCTGTCGCAACCATAGCCGGATTGCTGAACCTGTCGTTTACATCAGCATCGACACTTCCCAGGTTCTCGTATCTATCGCACATCGTATTCACAGATTCTGATTCAGGCGTTTGCTCGAAAATCAGCGCAGGAATCTTTCCTATCTGATTTTCCTTTACGATAACTTCCCAACCACGATTGCCCCTCTTACACTGATATATAGAACCCTTGGTGTAGATATCTATATGCTGAATAGTTTTATTCCCACTCTCTGTCAGTTTGTAACCCCAAGCAAAAGAGGTAATACGATTGTATTGGTCCTTGATGGTGTAGATATCGTCTCCATCTTTCTTACTCAAGACTTTCAGGAGCAACTTAGGCTTACCATCTTTCTGATAGACATGATACAGAATTGCACTGATACCTTCTGCCCCAGCAGAACGTTTGCATTGCCTAACAGCCGCATCAAAGCGAATTTCCTTTAACAGGTTGATATAATTTTCAAATGCTTCATCTGTTCCCTCTGAACCCTGGCTCCATTTGACAGGCCTACCATACAGAAAAACAAGAGCTATCTCGTTGATGTACTCTTGCCATGATACCGGTATTTTCCACCGTTTTGTCCAACGGAGGAAGTTGCCCTTCTTGTCATAAACAGGGCGATCTTCTCGAGCCATCACTTCATGGGTTGATGTCTGATATTTGGTCAGATTTTCAGAGGCCATGGCCGAATGATCATTCATAAATGTAAGGGCTCTTGTCACATCCTTATTTGCCAAGAGTTGTTCAAAATCCTGCTGATAACCCACAGCAGCTTTAACTTCGTTTGAAACAATAGTTAATAGTCCCATATCCGTGTCCTTTCATGTTATATCCCAGGGTTCAAGATATCCTCGATATTGTCCGGGATTTCTATATTATCGTTAATTAGGTAATCTATCGCATAGTTGGTAATATCCACAAATTCATCATGTGCCACAGCAGGGAACTGAGAGACCTGAAAAAGAAAAGTTTCATTCCATTCTCCCTCAACCAAGTAGACACGTCCACATTCCACTTTAGCACTATTTGCATTGGCACGAACCTCTTTGCTATCAGTTGGAGGCGGAGTCTGAACTACATTCAAATTTGTTTCCTCCAGGAGCTGGTCTACAACTGAAATGCCGTTAGCCTTTGGTTCTATCCTCACTGTTGACTGCTCCGTGTAACCATTGGCCATAACATATTCAGGAACAAAGCGGATTAGATCTGGGAAGTTCTTGTAAACACTGACCGCATCCATGATATACATATTGTTCCCTATTCGGCATGCCGCTAATACACCCGATGGGTCGTTGCCTGTATTCCTTGTGTATGCCGTATCAATGAAGAAATGCACAGGAATATCCTTGCGCTTTATTCCAGCAAAAGCAGTTTGACTGATAATCTTAAACCAATCCTTCATCCAGATGTTACCTCCTTGGATGGATGGGTGCTGTTGGTACAAAGCAGCAAAGGTTCTTGGAGACCTCTGCTCCATGTCTTTTAACCTTTCAAGACTATGTCTTTGTGGCCACAATGCATCACCAATCTCTCTCGTATCATCAGGATTATCATCATCCTCTTTTATCGCAGGAAGGCAAACAATAGTCCACCCTTCAGGTTCTTTATTGAGTATTCGCCCTGCCAAATCATCAGGATGCCACCTTGTCATAATAAGCAGCTGCTTACTATCATTGTGCAAACGTGTCAGAAGAACATCCGTGTACCAGTCCCATACTCTATCCCGGTACTGTTGGGAATATGCCTCTAACTTATCCTTTACAGGGTCATCGATAATAGCAAGGTCAACAGGAGTACCAGTAAGACCACCTGTAACACCGACAGCCTTATAAAATCCTCCAGCTTGAGTATTAAAGAAATCGACGTTGCGAATCAATCCTCCTCCACCTCGCTGAGGCAATGCACTCTGAGGAAACAGAGACAAATACTCTGGACTGTCCATCGTAAGCTGAATAGACCTTGAGAATCCTTCTGCTAGGTCAGAACTATAAGAACAACCGGCTATTTTGTAGTGAGGACTCTGTCCCAAAACCCACGCAGGGAAACGCCTAGAGACAATTTCGCTTTTTCCATGTTGCGGTGGAACAAATATCATCAACTTTTGTATCTTCCCTTCGTACAATTCCTGACACTTATTGGCAATCAATGTATGAAACCACTGACGATCATATGCAGGATTTGTATAATTAAGAAACAGAGCCAATCTATTTTTGGCACCGTTCTTGAGTTTCTGTCTCAACAACTGCAACTTGCGTTGCTTTATATGTTTCCTATCCATTACCATTAGTCCTTAAGTTGTGATTCCAATTTTGCAAGTTCTGCATCAAGTTCCTCTTCGGTCATATCATCTGCTTCTGGCACATTAGTATTCGTTATATTACCCTGAATAGGTTGTATTGCTTTACCAAACACCCTGTCAAACAACATCTCAACAGTATTTGTTCTACCCCTCTTGACATCCTCTATCATTGCGGCTACTCGTGTCCGGATCCAACTTGGAGTCTTTGGATTCTGGTACAATTCCTTTAGCGTATCGAAATCCTGCTCAAGCAGAAACCTACACACGTTGTTATAGTCACCCTGCTCCATCTCATACTCAACCTTCTTACCGGATATCGCCTTAATCAGTTTATACTGACTAGGTTTTCGCCCATTCTTTTTCGGCTGATTCGTAGAAGAGAAACGATTCCCATGTTTATTGTCCTTTTCAAACATTTCGTGTTGTTTTCGTGTTGTTTATCAACATACATTTCATATGTGTTTATCAAACACACATTACATGCAAATTTAATGTAGTTTGCTTTGAATAATAAAATTTAATTACCTTTGCAATGTCAAATTATGTGGGAAGGCAACCAGAGCAGTTTGAATATACCTCCAATCGGCGGTAGAGGGACCTTACGATGCGCAACCTGGTATATAGGCGATACGTATCTTTTTGACATAAGCAAAGCCTCAATTATGAAAGAGTAGCTCCGTAATCGGGTAAGCAAATCATAGCTGAGGTTTTTTATTTCACTAAATCTATGTCGTGCTGAAACATTTTTTCATTAATTATCGCATACGGTTTGAATATCCCTGTTGATTTCATCTTTCTTAAACAAATAATAGCTTTTACATTCTTCTTTCGCTCGTAGTAAACAAAATACTCAGCTTCTGGATGTTTCCCTGACTTAGGAAGCGCAGATCCTATATATTTTGATTTTTTAATGCATGAAACAATATCCAAAGCCAATTCGTTTTTCCAAGCATTAAATTTATTATCATCTGTATTTTTAGAAACGATAGTTTTAATATCACTTTTACTAACTTCCAATGTCCCTATTACACCATTATTAATACTAATCCTCAAAGGAGCTCCATTATATTTTTCCGCATTCTTTAATGCAAGTTTTCTGAACTTTTTAGCTCGCGCGTAATAATCTACAGGGACTTTTGATCCATCCTTTAACACCCCTCCTGCTTGTCGTCCCATATCAACTAATTATTATTCACATCAATATATATATATCATGCGTTTGTCAAACACACTTAAATTTCAAAGAAAACCAGGAAGTTGACCTGGTTCTCTATGCTAGTATTGAAAGGGGTTAAGCATTAGATGATTCTTTCTCCTGTTCTTGGTATTTTCCCCAGAACCACTCCATGAGGCTATCGCCAATATCATAGTAAGCATCCAGTTCATCCATTAGAGCTTCCGCCTTATCGACTACTGACATTAATGCTTTCTTGTCGTCATCTGGCGCAAAAACACGGTCAAATTCCCCTGCTATCTGTTGCTGAATGACTCTTTTTTCAATTTCGGTTAATTCAATCTTTTTCATCCCTGTAGATTATTGTTGCTACTCAATCCCTTGAGCTTTAAACTTGTTGAAGTACCACTCTTCGAGACTTTCGTCTATCTGATCATAAGCATCTTCTTCCTCACAGGCATCCTTAGCATCTTTGAGGAACTTCGAGATAACTTCTACCTCTCTTGGAGTCGCACCAAACGCAGGAATTTCATCTCTGAGATCTCTTTCAATAATCTCAATTTCTTCTGATGTTAATTCAATCTTTTTCATTACTCTATAGTTTATTATGTTCAAATATACAATTATAGTCCGTATTTTCTTGTTATTTTAATCAATTTCTTTGTGTATTTATCAGATGTGCCATGTATTGCCTTTGTGATAGCTTCACTATAGAACTCAGAGACATTCTTAGTCCCATAGGTCCCATAACCTTTCTTTCTACCATCCTTAAGCCAAGATTGATATAATGCTTTTATCTCCCTTTTAGCACCTTTGGCAGCGTTAGTAGTCATCCCAGCATTCCATGTAGCATGTGCCAATTCATGAGTAATTGTGTGCTGGAGAGGAGCATTAGTCCTATTTTTAAACCCAGAATCATAATGATCTTTTTTTACATCAGCAATTATATCCTTCTTCTTACGATCAAAGAACTTTTCGTTTAAAAGAATACCAGCACTTTTACCATCTTTTCTAGACACCCATGTTACACCTAAAGCATTCATGCCCGATAAATCCGCTATACGAATCTCTCTTTCTCTGATACCAAGAACAGACTCAAAACGGGAGATCCCCCTTGCTAATTCTTTAACAACAGATCTGTCTTTGATAGAGTCAATACTTCTAGAGTTCTCAATAGCCGTAATAACAATCTTTGCATTACCACTACCACCTCCTCTAGTAATATTTATAACGCCTCCAGCATTTCTTCCCATAGCTTATTAATTTGGTTAATTATGTTATTTTTGATACCTTTGTCTTAGGCTTGGTTGAATAAACTTGCGACGCAAGAGTTGGACCTCGCTTAGTGACTGTACTAGCCGATGCTTTTTAGGCTCGGACTAAAGGCAGTCATGATTTTTTTGGTTAATTAATATATATTATTTACCTTTGTTCCTAGAAGGACCTGTTGAGTGGGCAGTAATATTGCTATTCGACTACGGATGATTTGCTCTCGGCACCTTCCTTGCCAAAAGGATATACCCTGTTTGGCTTTTTTATTTATATGAGGTTACATCTCTATTTTTCCAAACAATTATTATTTCTTTAATTTTAGCAGTCGCTTTTTTGGGCGACTTTTCTTTAAAAAGGGATATTTGGTCTAAAAAAATATTGCTCATCACATTTCAAATTACCTTGTACTAGTACAACTACTTCAGCATTTTGTTTGGTCGATTTTTCTAATTTACTTTTAACCGTAAAAGTCCCATTTGTGTTAATTGTCTTGATTTCTAATACTCTTCCATCAATGACTCCATCAGGATTCTTTTTCCCTATTTCATTACTCACTTCAGACTCTAGATATATTTTATATCCCTTCTCTGCAAGGACATCAACACCAAATGTTGATTTATCATTGTCAGTAGTCGAATCATTGTGTTTATAGTGCGTTAGATAAAATCCTCCAGAACTCATATAGAATTTCGACTTGCTCGGTATATATTCACCACTGGCAATTTTAGAAAGGAA